CAGGGCCGCTCGGGGCCATCGCTCCGGGCGGCTTTGCCATGCCCGCATCCAGGCCTTGGAATGATTCTAATTCGCAGGCCCGGAACTTCGAGCTGCTATGCCTTGGAGACCCCGGGGGGAAAAACATGCCGCTTGCGCTTGGGGGATTTGGGGGACCCCTCCCACGGAAATTTTTCAAAATTGGGTTGCTTTCCACCCCAACATGCCCTATAATCACCCCATGTCCTGTGCCAAAATCCTCGATGCCCTGCTCCACAGCACCCTTGCGCTCTCGCTGAAGACGCAATCCTTCCATTGGAACGTCACCGGACCCACCTTCGGGCCCCTCCATAAGCTCTTTGGCAAGCAGTACGAAGAGCTGCAGGACGCCGCAGACCTCATCGCAGAGCGTATTCGCGCCTTGGACGAGTATCCACACCCCCACAACTCCAATTCCGACGCCGAAGCGGTGGATCCCATCCCCGCCAAGCCACCCAAGTACACCAAGATGCTGGAAATCCTCGCCCTCGAGCACGAGAAACTGGCCCTTTTCTGCTCTCGTACCTCCCACATCACCTCCACCGAGGACCCCGCCACCTCCAACCTCCTCGCAGACCGCCAGATGGCCCACCAGAAGGCCGCCTGGATGCTCAAATCCCACCTCGCCACCTAACTTTTCACTTGCCAAGCCCACCTGCGGGGCCTAAACTACCCGCATGCGCGCCCTAATCACTGGCATCACCGGCCAAGACGGCCCCTACCTCGCCAACTTCCTCCTCTCCAAGGGCTACGAAGTGCACGGAGTGGTGCGCTCACACTCTCCCGCCCTCGCCAACCTCGACTTCTTCCGGTTAAGGGACCGCATCACCTTCCACCAAGGCGACGTAGCGTCGGGACCCGACATGATGCGCATCGTGGAGCAGGGTTTCGACGAAATCTACAACCTGGCGGCCCAAAGTTTCGTGGGATCCTCGTGGGACCAGGCCACCTCAACCACCCACGTCAACGCTTTGGGGCCCCTCCACATCCTCGAGGCCATCCGCCGCGCCTCGATGCGCACCAAATTTTACCAGGCCAGCACCTCGGAGATGTTCGGCAACTCCCCCGCGCCCCAAGATGAAGATACGCCCATGCTCCCGCGCAGCCCCTACGGGGTGGCGAAGCTCTACGGGCACCACATCACCCGCAACTACCGGGAGAGCCACGGCCTCTTCGCCTGCTCGGGCATCCTCTTCAACCACGAGAGCCCCCTTCGCGGGCCGCAGTTCGTCACCCGCAAGATCACCCTGGGGCTAAGTGCCATCCTGGATGGCCGCACCAAGACGCTGGCGCTGGGCAACCTCGAGGCTCGCCGCGACTGGGGCTTTGCCGGCGACTACGTGCGCGCCATGTGGATGATGCTGCAGGCGCCCCACGCCGACGACTACGTGGTTGCCACCGGGGAGTCCCACACCATCCAGGACTTCCTATTCCTCGCCTTTGACCGGGTGGGCCTCCGCTGGGAGGACTATGTCGTGCGGCACCCCAAGTTCTACAGGCCGGCCGAAGTCAACTGGCTGGAGGGCAACCCCAATCGCATCCAGCAGTTGGGCTGGGAACCCGAGGTTACCTTCCGCCAGCTCGTCACCAAGATGGTGGATTGGGACTGCTACGGCCTCCGTTAGCAAACGTAGCAAACGTAGCAAAGCCCCTTAGCAAAACCCTAGCATAAGCTCAACGCACTGAGCTTACTTGAAGTTCCACTTGAGGCCATGGGTTTGGGCAACGTCGCGAGCATTGAGGAGAAACGATGCTACGAATGCCGACCCTGAACCAACTCGCTCTGCCGGAACATCGTGGGCTAACTGAAGTGATTCCAAAATTCTCCGGTTGCCGGCAAACGGCTTCATCCTGGAGTAGGAATACACCGAGGGGTCCAAGCAATAAACCTCTGTGTTATCTATGTGTTCAGGGTATTTTATGAAGTAGGCGTCAGGGACGAGCCAACCCACCACGCACTTTAAGGTGGTGTCCCCCTCCTCCATGCGGTAGGCGCACCCCTCATTGGGCCGGTGGGCGGGACAGCCCTGCTTGACGATTTGGCGCACCGCGTAGTCGAATTGGCGCTGCATCTCAGCTTTTGACATGTTTAGGACTCCTCATGGGGGTGGGCGGGCCACATGATGATGGGGGTGTCGGGCCCCACGTAGGCCCCCTCGATGTTGAACTCCAGGAATTCGCGGGCTTCGTCGCCGTCCATCTCATCTCGGGTCATGAGAATGTCGAGGATTTTGGGGCCGCTGTAGATGAGGGTGTCCACCCGCTCTGCGCCCGCACCCTGGCGATGCCACACCGTGGCTTGGCCCAGCAGGGCCTCGTCATAGCCGTCGAGTTTGAGCATTTGGGTCTCCTTTGGAAAAAGCCCCCGACCATTGACCACACTGTGGGTGGGGCCTTTGGCCGGGGGTAGAGTGGGGTAGCTGACAGGACTGAAAGAAACGTGGTGGGTGCCCGGCCCCGCAGGGTCACAGGCATGTCCCGGGATGGGACAAGGGGCATTGTACGGGGGCGGGGGCCCCATGCAACCCCTAGAGTATCACATATTGTTGCAATATGTTGCAGTGGGGGTGAGGGTGGTGAAGGTTGGGGCGGGGCAACCTTCGGGCGTAAGTGCTTGATTTCAAAGGCTGGGTGAGGGTTGTGAAGGTTGTGAGGGTAGTTTTTCTAAAGAGGAGGAAGAAGGTAGGGAGAGTGTGGGAAATGTTGGCGGGGGACCCTCACAACCCTCACAGCCTTCACCCGAGCAACTTGGAGTTGTAGGGTAGGGTGGGGGGTGCAGCGGGGGTCTCTCCGATGATGGCATGGAAATGGGGAGGTGTCAAGATGGTGGAAGCTGTTGACCACGAGCGGGGAGGAGGGTAAGGTGCGTGGGCCTAGTGCAAGGAGAAGGAAATGGAAGAGCAGAAGGATTCCACCATACTTGGGCCCGCCGGGCTTTACAGGATGGTGGCGGAGAGGCTGAAGCCATGGCGCACGCCCAATGGGGATGTGTTCGTGGATGTGTGGATGGATGCCGTGCGGCACACGGTGCCAGTGAAGAGCGAGGCCTTCACCGGAATCATCTACATGGTGGCGCTGCAGGGGGCGCCGGGGAAGCTGCCAAGTGGGAAGGCCATCGATGAGATCAAGGCGTGGTGCGTGGGGACGGCGCTGGCGTCGCAGCGCATCCTGCCAGCATATGTGAGGGTGGGTGGCGAGGCTGGCAATCTCTGGTATGATTTCGGGGATGACAGCCGGGACATGGTGAAGTGGAATGGGGGAGTGTGGCAGGTGGTGAGGACTACCGGCGACACACCGCGCTTCTACAGGCCCAACGGCATGCTGGCCCAGGTTAGGCCCCAGGGTGGTGGCGACCTCGTGGAGCTTTTGAAGAAGCACGTGAGATGTCAGCCCGATGACCTCTACCTGCTGGCGGCGTGGCTGGTGGGGGCCTTCAAGGTGGGTGGGCCCTACCCCATACTCATCATCAATGGGGAGCAGGGCAGCAGCAAGAGTACCACCACCCGGCTTTTGCGGAGGCTTGTGGATCCCCACGCTCGCGACATGAGGGAGCCGCCCTCCTCGGGCAGGGACCTTGTGGCTGCCGTGAAGAACTCCTATGTGTTGGCCATAGATAATGTCAGCTCGCTGCAGAACAACCTCAGCGATTCCCTGTGCCGTATCTCCACGGGGACGGGTGCCCTTGGTGGTAGGGCACTCTACACGGATAGTGATGAGGCGGCTTTCACGGCGTGCCGGCCCATAGTGCTTAATGGGATTCCCGCCTTCGTGGAGCGAGAGGACCTCAGCAGCAGAAGTATCAATGTGGAGTTGCCGGCCATCCCCGCCTCGGAGAGGATGGATGATGATACGTTCTGGGCTGGGTTCGATGCCGACATGCCCTTCATGATGGGGGCCATCTTCGATTGTGTTGGGCGGGCGCAGAAGGGGTTCGCGGGGGTGAGGCTTAATGAGGCCCCGCGCATGGCCAACTTTGCCAGGTGGGCGTATGCGGGCCTGGGGCCGGAGGCCGGGAGCAGGTTCCTGGAGGCGTACTCGCGCAACAAGATGGAGTCTAGTGCGCACTTCGTGGAGTTCAACGAGGTGGCGCAGTCCCTCATCAGCTTGATGCGGGACAAGGAGACGTGGTTCGGGACGTGGGGACAGTTGCTGGAGGAGCTTACCAAGAGGGTGACGCCCAGCAAGTTCTGGCCCGGTACGTCTCTGCAGTTGCGCAACAGGATGATTCGAGTCTCGGAGGATCTGCGCAAGTGTGGGCTGGAGTGGAGGAATAATGGGCGGGAGAGCAGGACGGGGCGCAGTATCGTTGAGGTGCGGCGTCTCAAGACTTTCGTTACTGACCATGTGCTGACGAGCGTGACATGAAGGACGAGATCGGAAAGATCGCATTGGAGGTGGCGCAACTTCCCGCTAAGGAGTTGCGTCGCATCCACTACGAGGAGGGCATCACTCCGGAGGAGGAGGTGTTCTGCCGGGAGTACTTGGGGACGATGGACCTGAAGAAGGCCATCACGGCTGCCGGGTATACGGGAAGGCACCCCACTGTGACGGCACGGAGGTGGCTCAACAAGCCCAAGGTCAAGGAGCGCATGCAGCAGATGCAGAAGCGCGACGAGATCCGGGCGGATGTCACCAGGGATAAATACCACCAGATGCTCATAGAGACGTATGATAGGGCCATGGCAGATGGGGATTACTCGGGAGCTAATAGGGCTGCTGAGTTGCTGGGAAAGTCCATGGGTTACTTCGTGGAGCAGAAAGCCATCCTCAATGTTACGTCGAGGGTGGAGGGTGACAAGAGTGCCAAGGTGGCTGAGATCCAGCGCTTGGCTCGTATCGCAGGAGTGAAGCTTGAGTGAAGAGGTTCTGCTGAGGGAGCTTACCGCGCTGGCCGAGCAGCGGGCGCGGGAGTCCTACAATGCCTATATGCAGTATGCTGCGCCGTGGATCCTGCCGGAGGGCTTCGTCAACGGGAAGCATCTCGAGGATATCGCGGAGCTTTTGCAGTGGGTGGAGGAGACACCCCGCGCACGCGCCATGATCTTCATGCCTCCGCGAAGCATGAAGAGCGTCAACGCCTCGGTGCTCTACCCTACGTGGATATTGGGGAGGCATCCCTCGTGGCAGGTGATGGGCGTCTCGTATGGCCAAGAGCTGGCCAACGCCTTTGGGCGTGATACCCGCAACATCATAATGAGCGATGACTATGCGCAGCTCTTTCCCACCAGGGTGAAGAGTGATTCGAGGGCAACCAACAGGTGGGATACGGAGCAGGGAGGTAGGTATGTCGCCGCTGGTATTACTGCTGGTATTGCAGGTAGGGGCGCTAATCTGGCTATCATAGATGACCCCCTCAGCGAACAGGACGCGATGAGCAAGAGTTCGCGTGAGTTCGTGAAGAACTGGTGGCCCGGCGGTTTGCGCAGCCGCTTGCAGCCCGATGGCAGGATCCTCATCGTCACCACGCGGTGGCACGAGGACGACCTGGCGGGCTGGCTCCTCAATAATGCGGAGAAGGATGAGCGGGCCGAGCAGTGGAGGGTCCTCAGCATTCCGGCGCTGACGGAGGATGGGGAGTCCTACTGGCCTGAGAGGTGGCCGGCGGAGTACCTGCAGAAGCTGCGGGACGACCCCACCATGCCCCGGAGCCAGTGGAATGCCCTCTACATGCAGGAGCCCACGGGCGAGGAAGGCAACCTCATCAAGTATGAGAACCTCAGGTGGTGGCCCAAGGACAAGCAGCTTCCCACCTGCGACAGCATCATCATGAGTGCCGATACCGCCTTCGGCAAGAAGGAGACCAGCGACTACAGCGTGTTGCAGGTGTGGGGCATCTTCACCACGGGGTATGAGGATAGCCGGGGCAAGGAGTTCAACGTGCCCAACGCCTTCCTCCTGGCCAACCGGAGGGGCAAGTGGGAGTACCCCGAGCTGCTGGAGCAGGCCCGACAACTGGCCAAGAAGTACAATCCCGACCGCATCATCGTGGAGAAGAAGGCCTCCGGCGAGGTCCTCTACCCTGACCTTCAGAGGGCTGGGTTGCCGGTGATACCCTACGTGCCGGGCAAGGGTCAGGACAAGATGGCGAGGGTGCATGCCGTTATGCGCTTCTTCGTGTCGGGGCGGGTGTGGTTCCCGGAGGAACAGGACTTCGCCTACTCTTTGGTGGAAGAGGCCCTGGCCTTCCCCAAGGGGAAGAATGACGACCAGGTTGACGCCATGACCATGGCCCTCCTTTACCTCCGCGACAGCTATGTCCTCTACAACCAGGATGACCAGGTGCTGGATGAGCCTGTAACCCGGAAACGGAAGACCTACTGGAGCACTTGATTCTTGGCGGGAATGCTGGTAGACTACTGCAATGCCAGTGGAAAATCCTCGCCCTGAAGACATCGTTGCTGTTTCCCCCATCATGGTGGAACTGGACGATGGCGGCATGGAAGTTGACCTTGAGCCTGAGGAGGAGGGGGTAGACCTCTCCGACCATCATGTCAACCTGGCCGAGCACTTCTCCGAGTCGCAGCTTGGGTCCATCGGCTACAAGATCTGCGAGAGCGTGAAGGATGATCTCGACTCCCGGGCGGAGTGGGAGAACCTCATCGTCAAGGGGATGGACGAGCTGGGGCTGAAGCTGGATGACACGGCGGAGCCCTTCGAGGGAGCCTGCCGCGCCAACCATCCCCTGCTTTTGGAAAACGTGGTGAAGTTCCAGAGCAAGGCGGTGCAGGAGCTGTTCCCGGCTGCGGGTCCGGTGCGCACCAAGGTATGGGGTAGCAGCACTCCGGAGAAGGAAGCGGCGGCTTCCCGGCTCAAGGAGTTCATGAACTACCAGATCCTCGAAGAGATGGTGGAGTACTTCGATGAGACCGAAAGGCTCCTCTTTGCTCTTCCTCTTGTGGGATCTTGCTTCCGAAAGCTGTACTTTGATGGGGGCCTTAACCGGCCTGTGGCCGAGTACGTCCCTGTCGATCAGTTCGTCGTCAGCTACAACGCACCTGACCTCCGTCGCGCCGAGCGCTACGCCCACATAATCTACCGCAACGAAGAGGACATGCAGGGCGATATGGCCAGTGGCCTCTATCGCAATGTCCCCCTTGGGGCGCCGGGCATGCTGGATCTCAGCCCCATCGCCCAGAAGGTCGATGAGCTGCAGGGCGTCGCGGTGCCCGAGAACTTCAAGGCCTATGTGCTCTATGAGTATCATGGGTACTTCCAGTTCGATGACTTTCCCGAGACCGATGATGGGCCCCTCCCCTACATCGTCACGGTGGACAGTTCCTCGAAGCGGGTCCTCAGCATCCGCCGCAACTGGGATCCCTCGGACCCCCGCAAGCGCAAGCTGGAGTGGTTCGTCCACTACCGCTACGTGCCTACCATGGGCTTCTACGGGCTGGGCCTTATCCACCTCATCGGCTCCTTGAGCAAGACCGCCACGCTCACCATGCGAGCCCTCGTGGACGCGGGCATGTTCGCCAATCTGCAGGGCGGTTTCAAGTTGAAGAGCATGCGGGTGGTGGGTGGCAATGATCCCATCGGTGCCGGCGAGTGGCGCGATGTGGATGCCACCATCCAGGACATCTCCAAGGCGATCTTCCCCCTCCCGTACAAGGAGCCCTCGCAGACCCTCCTTGCCCTCCACGACAAGGTGGTTGGGGCGGGCCAGAAGTTCGCTGATACCACGGAGCAGGTCATTGCGGATAGCACCAATTACGGCCCCGTGGGCACCACGCTGGCACTCCTGGAGGCCTCCACCAAATTCTTCAGCGCGACGCACAAGCGCATCCATGCCGCCCAGAAGCAAGAGTTCAAGATCCTCCGCAGGATCGACAAGGACTACCTCCGCAGCTACCCCTACGACATTCAGGGCGCTCCTAGGCAGATCTTCGTCCTCGACGTGAACTCCGAGGTGGACATCATCCCCTCGTCGGATCCCAACACCCCCAGCAACGCGCACCGGCTTACCCGCGCTACGACCCTGCTGCAGATGGCGTCGCAGAATCCGCAGATGCACGACATGCGGGAGATCTACCGCCGGGTCTACAGCGCCATGGAAGTGGACAACGTAGACAAGATCCTTCCGCCGCCGCAGCAGCCACAGCCCTTGAGCCCCCTCGAGGATCTCATGGCGCTGTCGCAGGGCAAGCCCATCAAGGCGTTCCCCGGCCAGGATCACCAGTCTCACATCGCAGCCAAGATGGCCTTCCTGCAGGATCCGGGTGGCGGCGCCTCGCCTGTCTTCCAGGCCCTTGCCCCGCAGGTGCAGGCCAACATCCAGGAGCACATGCTCCTTCAGTACGCCGAGGCTGCCATGGCCATGGGCGTGCCGGGTGACCAGGCACAGGCCGCCGCCGTGCAGCAGCTTGCCCAGCTCAACGTGCAGAAGGCGCAGCAGCAGGCACAGGCGATGGCGCAGGGTGGGCAGGATCCCACGGTGCAGTTGGGCATGGCCGAGCTGCAGATGCGCCAGAAGGAGCATCAGGACAAGATGCTCAACAACGCTGCCCAGCTTGCGGTGCGCAACCGGGAACTTGATCTCCGGCAGCAGGCGCAGGATCAGAAGGGCTTCGTGGAGGGCCTCAAGGTCAAGCAGAAGGATGCCGACTCCACGCGCAAGGCGGCTCTCGCTGCAGTCAATGCCATAGGGAAGAAGACAGGTGCCCAGTAAATCCTTCAGCCAGGCCCGCATGATGGCCGGCGCAGCCCACGACCCCGTCTTCGCCAAGAAGGTGGGAGTGCCCACCAAGGTCGCCAAGGACTTCAACCGCGCCGACGACAAGAGCGGGTTCCTTTCATCTGCCATGCGGGCAAAGGGTCCCGCTTTTCAGGAGGGTGGCAAAGTGAAGAAGTACGCAGAGGGCGGCCAGGTGCCTGCCGAGCCTAAGGTTGAGACCAAGCCGGAGCCGAAGCCCGCGCCCAAGCCTCGCAGCGACAGCAAGAATCCCGACCGGGGCACTATCACCCCGCGCGTCTTCGACAAGCCCCCGCAGTATGCCAAGGGTGGCGGCGTCAAGGGCAAGGGTTGTGAGCAGCGGGGCACCCGTCCCGCGAAGTACTACTGATGGCGGAACCCTCTGAATACGAGAAGTGGCTCCTAGGAGTCACGCCGGGAAGCGGCAAGGCCGTATCCACCTATGACGTGGATGCGCTTGAGGAGTCTCCCATCTCGCTCGGAGGGTACCGTATCGAGAGCTTCTACCCGGAGCGGTCTGCCGACGAAATGCAGATGCTCAGGGCGGGCTACCGCTTGGGTGACGACGAGTACCATGTAAGGCCCGGTGTTGTCAGCCAGCAGCGCCCCGGGGGTTTGGCTACTGGACGCACCATCTCTGCGGGGGCTTACCCCTTGAGCGTCATGCTGTCGGATCTCGATACCCCCGGCGGCAAGGTAGTCTCCAAGGGCGTTGGTCTTGGATCTCTCAACTACACGCAAGTCAAGCCTGCCAGGGGCAAGACCACGGGTGCGGTGGGAGGTCGGATGAATCTTGATCCTGCGGAACTTCAGTTCGAGGCTTCCAAGGGTCAGCAGACTGTCGGGTACTCCACACCCCTTGACCTTGGGGTTCTGGAGTTGCTGGCAATGAGGGATCCGCAGGCACTGTCTGCGCTCCTCAGGTACAAACTCAATTTCTAGGAGCATAGCATGATGATGAAGAAGGCCAAGGGTGGCAAGATGGGTGATCCCGCCGCGCTGCCCACCGAGAAGTTCAGCGCCCGCGCCAAGCGCGCCACCCTGCGTGGTGACGACATGGGTACGTACAAGAAGGGCGGCATGACGAAGATGAAGAAGGGCGGCAAGTGCTGAAGCACTTTGAGAGGGCTATCGAGGAGAAGAGGCGTCAGATTGGCCTTGATCTCCTTGATGGTTCTGCCGAGTCCTACGACAAATACTTGTGGCATGTAGGCTACTCCTCTGGTATGTTGGCAGCACTCCACATACTAAAGGAGATAGTCGATGCAGATGCCGACCGCGAAGAGCGCGGGTAACACCACTTGGTGGACAGACCCTACTATCCCGGATCCCGCCGATCTTCCTACGGTGAGGGGCTGGAGGATTCTGGTCCGTCCCATCCCCAATGCCCCCAAGACCAAGGGCGGCATCATCATTCCGGATGCCACCATCGAGACGATGGACCTCATCCGCAGCGTGGGACAGGTGAAGGCGGTGGGCCCCATGGCCTACACGCGCAGCGACATGGGAGACGAGCCTTGGTGCAGCGTGGGAGATTACATTCTCTATCCGCGTTTCTCCGGCGCCAAGTTCTCCTATGGTGGCGTTAAGTTCCTGCTGCTCAACGACGACGAAGTGCTGGCGGTTATCCAGGATCCCGCCCGTATCAACGAGTAGGGTATTGACAACCCTGCAAGTTTCAAGTATCTTGGGTACGCGTAACGCAGGATCGCAACTGTGGAAAACAAAGAAGATTGGGTAGAGGTGGAAGTTGCTCCCACCTCTGAAGCTCCGAAGGCCGACGCCGCCCCCGTCGAACCTACGCCGCAGGAGGAGAAGAGAGAGCCCGAGGAGAGCAACTTCGGGAGGCGAGCCCAGAAGCGGATACAGCAGCTTGTCGGGAACGTCAAGGAGAAGGAAGAGGCCATTGCCCAGCTTGAGGCGCAGTTGGCCGAATCCAGGAAGAAGGCGCAGGGTGCCGAGTCTTCCGCCTACGGAGTCTACCGCAAGTCGCAAGAGGAGCGGATCACGTCTGCGGAGAAGCGGTATCAGGCAGCCTACGATGCGGCTGACAGGGACGAGCTTCTGAAGGCGCAGCACGAACTCATCGAGGCGAAGGTTGAACTCCGGGCCCTTGATGCGTGGGAGCGCAACCAGAAGGCAGAGGCCGAGGCACCCCCGCCGCCGCCGCAACAGCAGCCCACCAACCATGCTGCTTCCGAGTGGATGAGCCGCAATACGTGGTTCGGCCAGGGCGAAGGCAAGGACAAGGTGGCCACCATGGCCGCTGCTGCCATCTCCGAAGACCTCATCCGGGAAGGCTTTGAAGCCAACAGCCCGGAGTACTTCGAGGAAATCGAGGCGCGTCTCGTCAAGGAGATCCCTCGAATGGCCACCAAGCTTGGTGGTGTTCGGGAACCGGAACCCCGTAAGCCGGTTGTCGCCGGGCAGTCGCGCACTCCCGGAAGGCGTATCCGCCTCGACGAGGGCACCGTGAAAGCATCTCAGCGTCTCGGTGCCACCTTGGAGGATACAGCTCGCTACATGGAGAAGATCCAGGATGCGGGTGACGGGTACGTCAACATCGATATCAAGCGCGGGAGGCGTTGATGAGTATGCATCTGAGCCGAGAGGATGAGTCTCGGAGTCGCGAGTGGAAGGAACCCAACGAACTCGATGTGCCGGAGTCCCTGACTCGGCGCCTGCAGGGTGAGGGGTTCGGTACCCGGTGGATCCGCATCATGCTGGAGGGCAAGCCCGACCCAGTGAACGTGATGACGAGGATGCGCGAAGGGTACGAGTTCGTGCGCAAGGACGAGGCTCCCGAGTGGGTGGGGGCTCCCAGCCTTGAGTATGGGGACCATGGCAACATCATTGTCATTGGCGACCTCGCACTGGCCAAGCTTCCCCTCGACATCTCCAAGTCTCGCACGAGGCAGATGAACGAAAGGACCCGGGCGCTGGCAGATGCCATCAACCGGCAGCTTTCCGAAAACAGGCAGCTCAATAGGGCCATGCCGATCTCGGATAGAGGATCAAGTAGCAAGGTGTTTTCTGGTGGCCGCACCCCTACTCTGGACTGAAACCAAGGGCCGCCGAAGGAGTAGAGCATGGCTACTGTGAAGCGGCCCTTTGGCCTCCAGCCCATTCGTATCCGGGGCGGCGCTCCGAATACGGGGGCTCTTAACACGTATCGCGTCGGCGCTTCGGCGGGCCCGTCGGACATCGGTGACGGCGACCCGGTGAAGCAGATCCCGGGCGGCACCCTCCAGCCGGCGACGGCCACCACGGACTACGCTGTTGGCGTTGCCAAGGGCTTCAAGTGGGTCGACCCGGTTACGCGTCGTCCCCAGTGGAGCAACTACCTCCCGGCGGGCACGTCCTCCTACGACAGCAACATCTACGCTTACGTGGTGGACGATGCGCAGGCGACCTTCATCATCCAGGCTGACGCCTCGGTGACGGTGGGCGACCTGGGTCTCAACTTCGACCTGTCGGCGGTTGCTTCGGTGAATACCGTCTTCGGCAAGTCGCAGGCTGTCCTCAAGGCTTCGTCGCGCGCGACGGCCTCGAAGATGATTCGTCTGGTTGGTCTCTATGACACGCCGGACAACTCGTGGAACGACGCCTACCCCATCGTTGAAGTGCGCTGGGTCCAGCATCGCGACACCCAGGCCTCTGCCTTCTAAGGAGTAAAGACACATGGCAGCTATTACTAGGGCAAATATTGCCAAGCAGCTCCTCCCCGGACTCAATGCTGTGTTCGGCGTGGAGTACGGCTCGGTCGACGACCAGCACCTCCCCCTCTTTGAGATCGAGAACTCGGAGAGGGCGTTCGAGGAGGAAGTGCTCTTCACCGGGTTCGGCACTGCGCCGACGAAGGATGAGGGCGCTGCCGTCGAGTACGACAACGCGCAGGAAGCGTGGACCTCCCGCTACACCATGGAGACCATCGCCCTCGCGTTCTCGATCACCGAGGAGGCCATGGAGGACAACCTCTATGATACCTTCGCGCGTGTTCGTGCCAAGGCTCTCGCGCGAGCGATGGCCAACACGAAGCAGGTCAAGGCCGCCAACATCTACAACAACGGCTTCAGCACGTCGTTCCCTGGTGGCGATAACGTGCCGCTCTTCTCGGCGGCGCACCCCACCATCGGCGCGGGCAACTTCTCCAATACGGTGGCGGTTGACCTCTCCGAGACGGGTCTTGAGAATGCCCTGATCAACATCTCCCTCTTCAAGGATGATCGTGGCATTCTCATTGGGTCGAAGGGCGTCAGCCTGCACATCCCGCCGCAGCTTCAGTTCGTGGCCGAGCGCCTCCTGAAGAGCCCGGGCCGTGTCGGCACGACGGACAACGACATCAACTCCATCAAGTCGATGGGGATGCTGCCGGGCGGCTACCACGTCAACCAGCGCTTCACGGACACCAATGCCTGGTTCATCAAGACGGACGCGCCCAACGGCTCGAAGATGTTCGTCCGAGTCCCTCTGCAGACGAAGATGGAGCCGGACTTCGACACGGGCAACCTGCGCTTCAAGGCCCGCGAGCGTTATGCGTTCGGGTGGTCCGACTGGCGCGGCTGGTACGGTTCGTCGGGCTCGACCTGATAACCATACCTTCGGGTAAGTGGGAGGGCTGGGGGAAACCCCGGCCCTCTTGCTTTTGGTACTCTGGTATGCTAAACTTGCATACCACCCCGGCAACAGAATCGGGGGGACATAATTCCCCTCTTTCAAGCACGGAGTGCATACTATGTCTCGTTTCACGCGTGAAGCCTTCCCGGTGGTTGTCGTTGCTTCGGTGGGTACCAGCACGGCCGACTGGGGCGTCGATACCGACGGCTCCCTCATCCTCAACCAGGTCGTGGCGGCCTCCCTCAACGGCATGAACGTGTCGTCGGCCCCGGCTTATCTCCAGATCAAGAACGCCGCCGGCACGGTCTACTACATCCCGGCCTACGTCACCATCGCCTAAGGGTGACGTATGTCTTGGACCCAGATCAAGTCGGTATTCACCAACGCTACCGCTGCGGTGGTGGTGGATAGGCCGACCCGTCTTCGGGGCCTCTACGTTCACAACGACCTGCCGGGCACCCTCTACGTCTATGATGCCTCGGCGGCTGTCTCTGTGACGGGCCCCAAGATCCTCCAGATGGAGATGCCGCATCGTGCCGCTGCGAGCAACCCCGATACGGTCTCCCTCTACATTCCCGATGCAGGCCTTCGTTGCGAACAGGCGATGTTCGTGAAGGTCTCCGGTGCTGCCAACTGCGGCATCACCCTCTTCTTCGATTGAGGTC